GGCGGCGTCTCTAAACTGTACCTTCATAGCAGCGTTTAACAGTAGCCCTGTGTCAGCTACGTGCGTGAGAGTTACATCTTTATCTGCACCAAAACCAAGCACCGCAGCGTCAGACTGCAAGGTTAAATCATCATCCACAAACAAGTCAGGTACAGCTAGGTCTTGCATAAGGTCAAATACAGCCCCACCAGACCCTGCGCCGTCCGTAGCAATCATCTTAACTTGACCTGCAAGCACTGCTACGTTGGCCCCAGAGCCTTGAGAGAACGTCAATGTGTAAGAGGTTGTGTTCTCAATCATCCAGACTTTAGACAGTGTGTTGGGCGCGAGCGTCACTGTACAAGCCTGCCCACCTCCAGTACACTTTAAGTAAAAAGAGCGTGCTTCGTCAGCAACACCATCTTGCATTGTAATAGTATGGGTAGATGCGTTTGCTATGGCCTCACCCGTAACACTGTAACTGAGGGCGTTAGCGATAAGCTCAAGGTTTGTGTTGGTTGCGGTGCCCCAAGTACCTGACCGTTCACCAGTACCTATTTCTTCAAGTCGAAGATCATTTTCATATGTACTCATTGTAGTTCACCTCTATCCAATACGAATTATAGCAGTTGTGGCTCCTGAAACAGGGAAAGTAACCGCAAATGATTGATTTACCGTTGTCTTGTTTGCTCCAAAATCAAGCACTGCTACCGCAGGGTTAGTGCCGCCCGAGCTGTATATCAAAGCTCCGCGTGCTGTTATAGAAGAACTCGACCAAGTTGTATCGCTAAAGTCTATGTACGCAACTGTACCCCCTGTGTCGCTCGTAGGGTTAGTGGCTATACTTAACGTGTTACCCCCAGCCGTGTACCCAGTACCGGAAACCTCATTGGTAGTGCTATACACAGTTGTAGTTGCATCTAACGTAGCATCAGAAGTATAGAGAGCTATTTTAAACGTCTGACTCGTATCAGAGCTGAAGTCCATTTCGCCACTCAACAAAGCAACTTTAAAAGACGTACATGTGTAATTGCCAGTAAACGCCATTATCTACGATACCCCCACTGGAATACGTTTCTGTCCCGAACGATACGCATCTCTACGTAACTTGCCATCACCCATCTCCATAAGCAGTGTAATAGCCTGCAGGTATAGTTTTTCGTAGTTAGCAATCACATCAGGCTCACCTTTTTGAAACCTAATAGCCTCTATCAGTGCGCCATTTAACAATGCTGCGCTCGCATTATCACCAAGCCAAGAAGTGCTGCCACTTACAATAGACGTAGGATAGTACCCATAAATATGCTCAAGTTCGTAATTAGCGTCAGGTGTAGGAACGAGTTCGATCTGTGTCTCGCTGTACTGAGCGTAGAATTTAGGAGCGCCATACTTTGCACTTGTGTTTACTGGGTACGCTTCACGCAAGAAATTAACATCTTTGTTCAACAAATACGTGTGCGTACTACTGCTAATGATGGATATGCTGTATGTGTAGAGATAATCAGTGGGCAGCGTGTAGAGTTTGTTTGTAGATACCAAAGGCCCACTATCCACTTTACGCAGTGCGGGTATATCCACAGTCTGTAATATCTTCTCCTCCGCTTGTTGCGTAAACATAGCGAGTTGGTCAGCGGTGAAAGATGTTTCACAGATGTCCTCTATATTAGTTGAAAGCGAAGAGTAGTTCATAGCTTATCCCATCGGCCCTCTTGCAAACAGTCCTTTAGTCGCAGCTCCTGTGCCACGTACTTTGACTTTTCCGCCTTTGGAATAACCTTTTTTAGCCATACCACCTTTTTTAAACACACCACGTCCTTTTAACACGTCGGCTTGTGTTATCTTACCGTCTCCAGTTAAGTCTGTTAGTTTCTTAGCCATCATGTATCTCCTATGTGGTCGTTACAGTTACATCGCCTACAGAGGCAGTTGATTCTAAATTGTTCACGGTCAGACCGTAAATGTTATTTCCGTCACCTACAGGGTTCCAACCCCATTGAATATTCCTACTGCTGTCGTAGCCTGCAAAATCGGGTCGCGGGTCACGTACTGCTTGCGGGTCGTTCACTGGATACTTGCCTAGTTCGTTCTGTGGATGATCTCCACTCCAGCATTCACGACATGCTTTTATGTTAGTATCATTACCGTTTGTTACGATATTACGCAACTCTTTTAGCTTGTAACGAAATCCACAGATGTCACACTCTGCTATCGTACGTTTGGCAGATGCGAACTTGGTCCCCATGTTACAACCTCGCTATACGCGGGGCAAACGTGATAGAAGCCTTCTCACGGTCTTCACCAGCCGCCATATCAAATTGCTCATCATACACAGCCTTTAACATTGGAATACGGTCTGTAAACTCAGGAATTTTCATTGCAATGTGGTATGCTAGCCCTGCAACAAGACAAGGATAGAATCTAAAGTTCATGTCAGGTGTTTCTACACCATTACCTGCGTCTTGAATGCGGCGCATACGATAATACTTAAATATGTAATCACTGCTATCAGGAACGGGCCATAGGTTAATAGTGGGCGCGGCAGCTAACCGTTCAACCCAAACTTGTATTGGACGACCTTGTGTTAACTTGCTAGGTATAGCTGCGTACGTGGAAACACTAACTCGGTTTATGGTAAGGTCCGATTGTGTTGAAACGTTGCCACTATTAGTACGAATTACGTGTTCAAGTAAATCTATGGTATCTGCTGGTAAAGTGTACTCAGACGTGCCTTTAACAAGGTTTATAGTGCCCTCGTCAATTGTCCACATGTTTATGCCACGGTTCTGCCATTCAATTGTCATCAGATTCATAGACCGTCGAGCAGTGCGTAAATCATATCCTGACCGCATCTCACGGCCTGCACGCTCCCATGCTTCCTCGGCAACCTCCGTGAAGTCCATGTCAAACGCTGTTGTGCCTGATGTAGCCATAAGACTATCCTACCTTAAAAAACGTTTCTACGTCTGCAAGCAAAGCTTTTTTACTTTTACGTCTGTCAAGCTCTACGTCATGTTTGCGCATTTCTGCTTCTAACTGTAATTTTGTCATGTTTTTGTAGTTAGGAACGGCTGTTTTTTCTTCTACAACCTCTTCTACAACCTCTTCTACAACATCAACTTGTTTTTCTGTTTTTGCTAGTCCTGCAAGAAAAGCCTCTGCTTGGCGTGTTTTTCTAAGTTCAGGGTAGACAATATCAAAAGTACCGTCTGCACGTTTTACACCAATTTGATATAGTGGGTTATTACCCTCACCGTTTTTAACATGAATCATCTCTAACTGTGCCATAATATAATCCTTCAAGTATACAATGTTTGTTTGCGTCTATTCTCCATTACCGCGCCACACCCTCGTGCAACATCACGTTTTCGTCTAGCGAGGCCACCTCCACCAAGCTTTACCACTGCTGGCTTGGTATTCTTCACAACTGTTTTACCTTTAGCGCCAGCACGTTTCTTTTTCTTAGCAGTGGCAGCACGTTGACCTTGGCTTAGACTGTTGGCTTTACTACGCGGCAGACAACGATCAGGGTTCTTCTTGTCCTTAGAAGTCCCACACGCGCCTTTTATTTTACCGTCAGTACCAACTCTAACCCAGTCTTGGTCCCGCCATTTCTTCAGATCACCCATTACTTCTTCTTCCTAGCGGGACGAACCATCTTCTGTAGCTTACTGGCTTGTTTAGCGTGCGATTTAGAGGCTTTCTTTAGACCTTTTACAACCTTTTTAACGGTTCTTTTATTGCCGCTAGATAACGTCATTTTTTCTTCCCCTTACTGCCTTTGGCATAGTTTGGGTCTTTGCAATACTTAGACGCAGCCATATTGGCGTAGGCGCTAGGGTAGGTATCAAAAGTCCGTTTGGCCCAAGATTTACCTTTTGGACATATTTTACCACCAGATTTGTAATACCTACGCATAACTACCTCATTTTTGCTTTACGCACACCGCGCTGGGCAATACCTGCACCACGTACTTTGCCACCTTTACCAAACTTCTTAGGTTTCCGTAATTGGCGTTCTAACATTCGCAGATTGCTTTCAGCTTGCGGACCATCAATACCCTCTAATAAATACTCACGACGTTTATTCGCAAGTTCGAGGGCTATCGCACGTTCGCTCATAGCTTCTATTTCTGCATCGAAGTCCATAACTACCTCATCTGAGCTGGACGCACACCGCGCTGGGCAATACCTGCACCGCGTACTTTAGACTTACCACCTTTAGCTTTACCACCTTTAGCTTTGCCTTTTTTGGCTACGCCGCCGCCAGCTTTCATCTTCTTAGACATACCGCCAGCTTTCATCTTTTTGATGCTGCCGCCCTTTTTGTTCATAGGCATGTCTTTTGTGGTTAAAGCATCGCTACCCGGAGCTGTTTTACGTAATATTGGCACGTCGCCCTTCATCTTACCCTGCATGGGTTGAGTTTTTTGTCCAAACGAACGGCCTATAGGTGCATCTTTGCCATAACGCCCAATGTTCTCCTGATCGCTAACAGATTTAGAAACTATTTTGTTTCTTCTGCTCCACGATAAAGGTTTGACTTTAACTTCTATCTCGTCTCCTGTCTCCTCAATCACTAATTTTTTAACTTGCAATTCTCCTGTAATTTGATACTTTGAAATATCAAATGCTTTACTTTGCTTTGCCATATAGGCCTCCTTATTCTATTGTTTATGGATATACTGGTATACTATCCACTATTGTTATTCTTAAACTTCTAAACACCATATCCAAATCTACTTGAAATGGATTATCTGTTGTTACAGTATGTGGTGCTGAGTTTATAAAAATACCTTGTTTATTTAATTGGTTTGTGTTATCGGTACCTTCTGTAGGTGACCCCAC